TGCGATTGACCGTATCGGTAGCGCCAATCACCTTGGCCGTGGTGTTGACTGGCGTCACGCTGATGAGCGCATTCGATGAAGTCTGACCGTAGCTAGTATTCGCCAACGCGCAAGCCGAAATCACATTCTCAATCGTGGTCAGAGTGCAATTCGTGCTGGTTACAGGAACCCAGAACTCGTTACCTGATCCGCCGCCTTGGATGGTCATGTAGACGATGTAGCCAACCTGTCCAGCAGCGGCAGCAGGAGCATTTACCGTGATGCTGGCGTTGGTAGCGGTAGCCGTGAGAGAAGAAGCAACTTCCGAGGAAGCCTGTGATACCTGCCCCAAAACGTCCACATAGGCCGTCTTGAAGTAGTACGCGCCTGCTGTCAAAGAACCGCCTGCGGTAAGAGTCCCGGTGGAAGCAGCGGCAGCGGCAGTAGTGGTTTGCACCGTGGGCGTCGCGGTGAACCAACGTAAACCGTAGTAGCCGGAAGTATCCTCAATGGTTACATATGGATACGGGGTAGTTAATGCCTGAATAAGCGCCTGGGTTCCGCCCGCCACATACCATTTCTCGCCGATTTCAACGATGTTTCCGATGCTGGGCGTGAAGGCTGCAAAGTTGACAGCTTCAACCAAACCAGCATCGCCAGAGCGCACAATATCACCCGCGCCGTGCGCATAGGTAAATGATGCAGTAACCGAGCATTGCTGGTAGCTGTTTGCTTGCCCAGTTGTGCATGAAGCCGAACTCGGTGTCACTACCTCATACGTCGCGCCGGAGCCGATTGCAATCGCTGGAAGTACCGCGTAGGAGAAAGGATAGAAAGCATATCCAGTTCCGCCGCTCGTAGACTTTCCATAATTCAGCGTGATGGAATAGCTGGTGCCAGCGTTACCGCCGCCCGCGCCTACTACCAGAGCGGCACCCTGGCCAGCCGCGCCATAAGAGAAACTCAGTGCGTCAACGCGGCCACCAAAAGTTGTTGGACCAGCAGGAATCTGCGCTACGATGGGCAGAGCCAAAAGCAACGCGCCGATAATGCAAAGTGTCTTTTTCACGTCATTCTCCTTGGGCGTTGCGCCCGGTTACATTCCGCCCAGTGCTGGGCCTTCCTCGTTCTCTTCTCCGCCATGCTGGTGCTGCGGTTCCTGTGCTTCTTGACCAAAGAACTTGTCCAATGCGCCTTTGGCTTCCTCAGCGGTATTATGTTCTCCGTGATCCTCGTGATTCCCGGCCTCGTCAATCGAGTGGGAATGGGCCGAGATTCCGTCGTGATGGAAGATATGGTGCTTGTCGCCGTCCGTTACCTTGTGGCCAAGGTGGGCAAGCATGTGCAGATGGTCAGGATGCTCTTCGCGGGTGCCGTCGGGATGCTCCGTGTGGAAAGTCCCGTCGCCGTGGTCATGGACGCTGTGAATCTGCTCACTGCCGCCGTCGCTCTTCTCTTGCTCTTCAGTCGATTCGTGCGGTTTGGTTTCGCCATGCGGCTTGGGGATGTAAGAGCTATTCCGCTCCCCGCCGCGCATCTTGCCGAGTCCGTCAAAGCCGTCTCGCGCCATTAGTTGGCCTCACTTTCGGTCGATTCCGGCAAAGATTCCGCCGGAGCGGAATATGTGGACGGCGGAATGTCTGTGATCGGGATCGGGCCAGCCGTATTTGCTCTCAGATCAACGCTGACGCCATCCTGGGCGGTAGGCTCCAGTGGAGCAGCCGTAGCGAAATACTCATCGAGTAGAGCGATAAACCGGGCCACCAAGTGCGGGTCACGGGGCAGAATCAACTCATTCTGCAAGAGTTGTGCGAATTCATTCACCTTCATTTTGTTCTCCAATCTCAGGTTGCAACCCAAACGCCTCCTCGGTCAACCGGCGCACATCCGCCGAAGACCTGGCCTTGATGGTTGAATTGTCTACCTTTTCTGGGGGTTGTGTCAAAGGAATCTGTCGGAGACGCTGAATTTCAGCCTCAAGCGCAGCACAGCGTAATTCTGAGTTGACTAATTTCTCTGTCACTGTTGAGAACTTATCCAAAACTGTTCCAACTTTGCTTACAGTAGCTTTCCAGCCAATCGCCATACCCGCAACCACTACCAAAAGAACAAAGATCACTGTTGCCATAAAGGAGACCATCCTTTCACGAGATTGCCCATATCCCGCATGATTATGCTGCCAATCCTACGCTCCCCCTCTGTCATTTTCCATGAAGGAGCGTTCTCTTCCGCGTGGGAATCTCGGATGGCCTGACACAGAACTCCGTTTATAGCCTCACAACACCGGCTGTCTGGACTCACTGCCGCGCTGCCCATGCTGACCCCTTCCTCGGATTGTTGTCCTGCTTCCATTTTGCCATAAGCACCGATTTTGCAGTCATGTCCGCCTTAGGACTCAAGCTCTTATAATACTCCTGTTGCCTCACTTGCAACGGTTTGGAGGCTGGGCGGCCAAAGATTGCATACAGCCCGTACCCTGATCCTTGAAGCGGAGAGTCTGAGCCGTCGCTCGAACCTTCGATCTGCTCCACCTTCACCGGGTCTGACTTCACCAGCGGAATGACCCGGCGCAACTGCTTGCACTTGTCGCTCACCATCCACCCTGGATACTCCAATGGGTGCCCACTTGCATCCTCTCCGTACCTGATCCGCTTGGCAAGCAATTCCCTCATCAGCGTATCGCGCCCCAGCTTGTCCCTTGTGCTCGGCAGCGGTATTGGGATGCCCTCGCGCCTCAATACCGGCGTCATGCGCTGATTCACAGACCGCATATCCGCGCCCATTGTAGCTGTTGCCTTACTGTATTCCGCATCGAAAGAATGAGTGAAGTTGATGAACTGCGGAATCTCCATCTTGCCGTGCTCATTCTCTTCGACCGCCCACTCTGCAATGTGCTCCGCCAAGTCTTCCGGCTGCTCATGTTGGGTGTAAAGTTCGTCGTATGTGTAAACTTCTCCATTCGGCCCCATACAGTGCTTGTAGTAGCTCGCCGGGTGCTCATACCCCCAGTTGCCTGAAATCCAGCGGCGATACCAGTCCGGGAACCGCACGCTGCCATCCTTGAACACATGAATATTCTCATCCCACACGCCCCGGAAGTATCCGCCAGCAGCTCCCCACAGGCCGAACTTGAGCGCATCGCGCACGTCTGCCGGGTAAGCTTCCAGGTTCTTGAGGAACGTCGGGTCATTGGCGAAGATGGGATTGTCGAGGTACGTCGCGGGGAAGTAGTCGTAATCGCTTGGGTCAAACGCTGCTTTCTGACTGTCGTCCATCCCCATGCAAGGAATGCCCTTGACGAACAAATCCTCTACCCACATCGCGCCGATACCGATGGGATTGCCTGCCCCATACTTGCGAGGTTTGTTGCTCACTGGGCAGCGATTCCAGGCCGCAACACTTGCCCATTGCTTGAACGTGAACTCGCACAGCTCATCGTAACCCATGTGGAACCATTGACCTTGCCAACCCCACACATCATGCTCATACTGCATTGAGCCGAACTTGGTCGTAGCGCCATTGAGCCATGTAACCTGATTTTTTCCCTCGTTATACTGCCGGTAAAGCTCTTTGGGAAACGACTCGCGGAACCTGGTAATCACCGTGGCTTCAAGCATGGGGAATGTACGCCGGAACAGAATCGTGTGGACCTTGGGACCGTCCTCGGTGCTGAACTCATTGCACGCTTGGAACTGCTCCATCAGCATCCCCATCGTTTTGCCGGGGCCAGCCGCGCCGCCCATGAACCCGTATGGTGCTGCCGAAGCATGGAAGCGGCACTGGAAAGGTCAAGGGTATGGATCGTATATCTTGCGTGTGTCGATTACAAACCGCTCTGCGCCTGATAGACCCATACCCTTAAACCTCCTTATCTGGATAGATGCCTGAGAAAATAGGCCGTTGCTTCATGCCTTCCACGTGGCGGTACGCGGCCTCAATCTCCTCGCGGAGAGAATCAATCGTCGCCCCACTTCGGAGCGCGTTGATCGCCCATTCGTATATCTCGTCACGCTCTACTGTGTCCATAGCCTATCCGTGGTAGATGACAAGCGATCCGGTTGTGGGAGCCGTGGCAAACAGGCCGCGCACCCAAGGCACAGCGCATGAGATCGTAGCAAGCGCACCGGCCGCGATAGACGATCCGAGAGATGCGTACAGCGACGCGCTATCCGACGGGGCAGCTTGCATCTGCACTGCCTGGTTGGTGCCGTTGAACACCGTGCAATAGGTTGCCGTATCGCCTGGCGCTGGAGCAATGGCCACCTGTTCCGTGGCTAGTATGCCGGCATCGACTGCCGCATTGTTGACCAGCGCGATTTGGTCGCCGGTGTAGAGCGCAGGCTTGGGAGTAGGCATGGGTTGAGTGTTGTATGCTGGCATGGATCACCTCATCTGTGAGTGTACATCTCCCAGCACCAGAGGCCTAAACCAAAAAGGCAGCACGTGACGAACCAGCCAAGTAGCTCTCTCATGGGTACATTGCACCACTATTTAGGAGGCCTGGGTATGCTCGTGATGATCTGCAAGGGTCCGCCGCCGTCTCCGGTGATGGCCGTTTTGTCGCCGTATTTCTTCGGGTCGAGCTTTGATAGCAGCCACTTACGGGCGTCTATGCGCAGCTTGCGGTGTTCAAGCATATCGCTGATCTTTACCTCGCGCTCATCCCCCCTGATCGTAACCACCTCGCCTGGTTGCGGCTCATCGGCAATTGCCTGAATTTCGTCTGCAAGTATCTGTAATTGCTCAGTTTTCGCGCGCGCGTAAATATCCCGCAATTCAGGCCGATCAAGTAACCATCGGTAGAAAGTAGAGGTACCAGGGAATCGTTCATCGCTTGCGAGTATTGATTCTAAAGAGTTTGAATGTGTTCCAATCTCTCGACAAATATCTGCCGCAATCTCTGGGCTGTAGTCGCTTGGGCGTCCTGCTGGCATGAATGGATTATAGCGTAATCCCTGAATAATGCCAAGTATCCCTTGACAACAAACCAGCTTTGCGCATACAATCCCGATATGGATGATAAAACCATATCGGCCGTGATGAGCTACATCGGAAGCAAAGGTGGGAGACCGCCTATCATGCGTCCCTGCCCTAAGTGTGCCCGTACAGTGAGTGCCAGGGCTATGCAGTACCCCTGCCCTGCACACACATCGCCAGCCTTCAGGAGA